ACAGCAAGCTTGTCCAGTGGTAATATCAAGATCACCTCTGCCACATTATCAAGCTCTTCGTCTGTTGTAGTATCTGATTCCGGCGCTCTATTTAAATCGTTATCTGGGTACACGGGAATCACAACCACAGCTGGCACATCCCCACTCACGTACACTCTCTCCCTGGTAGTGAATGGCTCGATTACCGTGGACGTGTCAGTATTAGGCACAGCTGTGCAAACATTTACTACATTAACGTCAGCGTTAAACACAGCACTAGGATCCAATGCTACCGCAACATTCAACGCTGGCGTGTTAACTATAGCCTCTGCCACGACTGGTGATTCGTCGTCGGTTGCAATTAAGAGCGACAGCTTGCTGCAATACATACCCAACTATGTCGTGGGCACGATAGTGAAGGGCGCATCATCCATGCTAAACGCCTTTAAGACTGCTAGAACCGCCTCGGGAGCTGTGTTCTATGATGCTTATCCCGTGGTTGCAGTTGGATCTAAGCCATCCGTCCCTCTAACCGTTAAGCACACTACGGCGTTTATCTACTACGGAGGATCCCCCGCGAAGTGGAGATACTTAGACGACGACACTGCAGTGTAAAAAAAGCTCCTTCGGGAGCTTTTTTAATGTCCATAAATACTATCTTTTGGAGCCGCTGTGACATCATGCAACACATCCCCATCAGGGCAACAATGCCTACCCCAATCTTCTGCCAGTGCTTGCGGGGTGTGGGACCTCACTGCACAAAATAAGACCAATTGTTACGTTGACGCTCTACAGCAACAGTCTTTAAATATAGCAGGAGCGGTGATCAATATATACAAGTTGTTGGGCGTGCACGAACAGACAAAACTAACTGATGTAATCGGAAACGGCACACCAATATCAAGTGGTGACATGGTAGGCTATCCATCATTGAATGCGTTTACCTCATATGCCACAGAATGGAGATCCAGGCAGGGTGGTCCAAATGTTACCGCTGTGTCCTTTATAGGGTACGACTTTGGAATCGTAAAGCTTCCATCAGGTAGAGCAACTTACGGCGTGCCTGCTAGTGTTCGTAAATCAATAAGCACCCTAAAAGTTAAACAAGGCGACTTACTCAATCGAGTAACAAAAGCCAGAATTGAATATTCCGACGACGGTAGCAAATGGTTGGGAGCATCAATCGTCAACCTACCAAATAACGACCTACTTAATACAGTATCATTCAAGCAGACTGTCCCAGCGCGGTTTTGGCGAATCCGACCGTTGACATTTACCGGGTCTTCCTGTGACTATTGGGTAGTGAGAGCTCTGGAACTGCACGAGCACGCCACTACCCAGCTCAACAACATACAAGACAAGATCCTTGTTGAAAACAGAGACAGGGATTATCTAACAGATCCAATTTCGGTGAAGGGTTATTACGACACTGTATCAGCTTCCGTGGACTTGTCTATGTTTGGCTCATCAATACCTGACAAATATCAGTTAAAAATCAACTTTAACCAATGCGTGGCAAGTATTGGTAGGCCTGTTGTAGTGGGTGACATAATTGAGCTGCCTAGTGAGCAACAATATTCCGCTACTCTGCAACCTGTAAAGAAATACCTAGAGGTGACAGACGTGGGTTGGGATTCAACGTCGTATACACCGGGTTGGACACCAACTCTGTTGTTGATAACAGCGCAACCTGCTATGGCATCACAGGAAACACAAGACATATTTGGAGACTTGGCAGAGACTGCTGTAGACCAGTCCGGCCTATTTGCGTCCGGAGTTTCCACAACACAGGTTCAAGATTGGACAGAAGTAGACACCACTATACGCAATGAGGCCCAAACAAGAGTTCCCGAGCAAGGTAACGAAGGATCAAATGTCATACGTGAGTTTACTGACGCTGAGTTGGCGGTGGCACGTGCCAACAATACACCTATAGACAATATGCAGTTTAACCGCACAGGGTTGTATGTGGAAGACGCTATGCCTCAAAACGGAGACCCGTATACAGAAGGACCGATCCTCCCCTCGTCTCCGTCAGAAGGCGATTATCATAGATTGACTTATGTAGGAACCGCTAGCGGAATACCTGCTAAACTGTATAGATGGTCAACTACTAAGTCGAGATGGATATACCTTGAGACAGATAGGCGAGCTGAATACGACGGCATGCTACCTCGTCTAACAGAATACATACGCTCACCGTACAAAATAAATGCAGCAGATATAAAATGACGCAACCCACATTTTCACCCACCTCTTTTTACTACAATCAACAAATAAAAACATATTTGTTGCATTTTATGTCGATATTTTCTGGCCTCCAGGTGCAGGTGGGAAAATCATCCACCAAAGAAGAACGACTAATAACTGTTCCCATACATTACGCGCCGACAGATAGAGTGGTAGCTTCTATCTTATCAAACAATACACAAAACAGCGTATTAAGGCTGCCTCAAATGGGGGCGTGGATGAGAGACCTACGAATGGATACCGCGAGTGCACACGGTGTGGGGCTAGAGCGTCGCCAGACGTACACTCCAGTAGGGGGAATGGTTCCCGAAGACACTACCACAGTATACCAACGTATGCCGTATCCTTATATTATGACAGTTGATCTTGGAATATACGTAAGTAACACGGATCAACATTTTCAGGTGTTGGAGCAAGTGTTGCCACTCTTTGAGCCGCAACTAGTGTTGGAGACATCAGACGGTTTTTTCGATTGGGCGCAATCATTCACGGTAACATTAGTTAATATCTCTCTGGACACCAATTTCCCTATTTCAACCGATAGACGAATCATTCAAAGTACACTTTCATTTGAAATAAGCATAAACTTAGACATTCCTGCCATAGTGAGAAAGAACTTTATTGAGCAGATATATGTGAGAATGGGAACCGTTTCAAATGATAGCAACACTAACTTGGAGATGATATCAGATCTTGATGCACAAGGCATTCAGTACGAGCTAACACAAGATGCCACCAACCTTGACATATAACACAGTATGAAAAGCCCTACGCCATAAATACTTACCATCGAACACAGTTGCCGCAAAGAGCGACTGTTACATTCTGAAGGTTAAAATTATGGCTTCTTTAGTTTCAGCAGGGGTGCAGGTCACCGTCACAGATGAAAGCTTTTACATCCCCGCAGGGGCTTCTACGGTGCCACTTATCTTTTTGGCAACCGCGGACGAAAAAAAGCAACCAGACGGCGTAACAAATGCCGCAGGCACCTACGAGTACAATGTTATTCGTCAAATTACATCTGTAAAACAGAGTACTACTCTGTACGGAATTCCACGTTTCTTGGAAGACTCATCAGGTAACCCACTACACGGCGATTGCCGAAATGAGTACGGTTTATTTGCTCTCAATCAAGCATTGGGTGTATTGAGTTCCGCATATGTTGTTCGTGCTAACGTTAACTTGAACGACGAGATAACATCAGTGCGTGCTTCGTGGGATAACAAAATGCAAGCTGCTGCCTATGTGCTTGAAAACCTTGTATCTGCGTTTTTAACGGACTACAACTCATCTCACGGATACACGTCTTCTAACCCATCATACAAGACATCTGTTTCCAAGAGTACGTTGCTATCACTCACTACCCCAGCGACTGCAACTGTGTGGCAATCGTTCTCATTTAAAAACAGCAACTCATCGTTTACAACAGATGCTACCTCTTCACCGCTGTTGGTGTATGCAAACGGATACGATGCACCCTCTTCTGGCAGCTATGTAGGATTGACGGGGTTAGTAAATGCATGGACTGCAGGAACGGTGGTATCTACTGAGTTTACACCCACAGAAGCTTCCAGCTTGCTAATCGGTGCAGCTGATGATTTCAAATACACTCTCCAATTTCAAACACAAACCAGCTTGGGGTCTAACGACGCTGCTCGCCGCACATCAATTGTAACTGCGTTAGCTGCATCAATTAACAGCAATACAGACTTACGTTCTGAGTCTTATGAGTACAACCTAATCCTGTGCCCTGGATACCATGAGGTAGTAGATGAGCTAATAGCTCTTAACGTTGACATTGGTGAGGAAGCATTTGTTATTGCTGATACTCCTATGGACAAGACACCTGAAACAGTCGTTACATGGGCAGCCACTTCAGCTCACCGCACTTCTACTTCATGTGCGTACTACTATCCTCACGGATATGCATCCAATCTAGATGGCAAGAACGTGTTTATTGCCGCTTCAGGCATTGCCTTACGCACGTATGCATACAGTGACAACGCATCAGATGTTTGGTTTGCTCCTGCGGGTCTACGTCGCGGTTTAGTGTCAGGAGTTGACATGGTAGGGTATGTATCAGGTACGCTTGGAACAGCTACTACGTTCACAGAAGTTGCTCTAAACAAGGGTCAACGCGATTCAATGTACAACTATTTTGTCAACATAAACCCAATAGTATTCTTCCCTGGGCGCGGCATTGTGGTATGGGGTCAAAAGACATCAGCTAGTGCAGCAAGCTCAATGGACCGGGTTAACGTGTCTAGATTAGTCGGATATGTTCGTAGGCAACTTCGCAAGAATAGTATGTCGTTTGTGTTTGAACCTAACGATCAACTAACACGCGATAACCTGCAAGCTGCTGCTAACTCATTCCTATCCGGAATATTGGTTCGTAGAGGGTTGTATGATTACGCAACATTATGTGATGAATCTAACAACACACCCGATAGAATACAGTCAAACCAGTTATACTTGGATATAGCATTGAAGCCGGTTATAGCGGCCGAATTCGTGTACATCCCAATCAGAGTGGTTGCTACTGGCGCTTCCATCTAATAAACTTGCCTTTCCTGTAAGTTTTCTGTATTATAGCCCCAACTAGGGGCTATAATTTTATCTGTATGATTCACTGCCAGATCTGCAACCAGCAGATGAACACAATAACATGGAAGCACTTGCTTCACCACTCTCTTACGTTAGCAGAGTACAAGCAACAATTTCCTCACGCACCCGTTAGGTCCGAGGAAGCGACATTGCGGAAAAAAGAAGCCGCAACACGTTCCAATCTTCACAGAAAAGGAGTTGCTAGAAGCGAAGAGGTCAAGCGAAAGATTAGAGACACCAAGGCAACTCAAGATATTGTTGCGTGGAACAAAGGGATTGCTAGAACCGAACATCAACGGCAACAACAATCAGCAACCGTCAAAGCTCAGTATGACTCAGGGCAACGCATTCACCACATGCTTGGCAAACACCACTCAGAAGAGACCAAGGCTAAAATCAGAACCACTTCGTTGATGCAATGTAGAGTATATGCAGAAGAAAGCAAGCAAAAACGATCTATTACCATGGAGCAAAAGATCCTATCTGGGTGGATAAATCCTTGCACCACAGCTGAGGTCATAGAGAAGCGTCGTCAGACAGTCCTCAACCGCTACGGTGTTGAACATCATATGCAACGTCACATATCTCCTGAAGTACTGGCCAAACTAAATGATAAAGATTGGTTATATAATCAGCATGTGACTCAAAAGAAACCTATCACTCAGATATGTGTAGATCTAGGCCTACATTGGAAAAATGCAAACTCTTCTGTTAGGTCTAGATTGCACAAATTTGGAATAGAGCAGCAATATCACTTCAGTTCCTCTTACCCAGAGCGTGAGTTAACACAAATATTGACAGATTGGGGGTTGGAAGTAACTACCAACACCAGAGCAATCATTAAGCCCAAAGAACTAGACTTATATGTTGCTAGCAAACAAGTAGCGATAGAGTATTGTGGTTTAATATGGCATTCATCGGCTTTTATCTTCAATCCTGATTACCATGCCATCAAAGTAAATGCGTGTTCAGAAAGGTCAATCTCCCTAGTCACTATTTTTGAAGATGACTGGATACACAAGCGGGATCAGGTGATCTTTCATTTAGAGCATGTGTTTGATATTGATAAACCAGTACTAGATTTATCGGAGTGTGAAATTGGACCAGTAAAATCCGAAGACAAGTCGACATTTTTGGAAAAGTATCATTTGCACGGAGATAGTGCCGATCAATATGCTCTCGGAATATATGCCAACAATATGCTGGTCACTGTACTAACATTTTCCGTGAGTGATGATGTATCCGTTGGGAGATTTATCAGTACACATAACTTGTCCAGTCAGCTGTCGCTACTAATAGATTACATACGTCAGTTGGTAGGTAATGTGCTGATTACAGCAATTGTGGACAGGTCCCTGGGTGTTGATCAATTGTACTTGGAAGCTGGATTTGCAGCAACACAGCTTCTCCCTCCCCAGCAATCAGTTGTCGACTTGGACATCATCTCAAGATGCCTTCCGACCAATGAAACAACAGGTTCGTACGTTATCTTTGACTGCGGATATCAACAATACACATTAATATGAACAACTCAGAAATGCCCTCTATTGCCCCTGAATGGCGCACCCTTATATCGATAGCACTTGATCCCGACGCTGGGTATATTGAACTTGGACACGGAAGTTATAACCGAAGAGAATCCAAATGCACTGGTTGTGGTGAATATGGTGATGAGTGGGACGAACAAACAATCCAACATGGACCAAATTGTTCTTACGTAGCTCAGTTGGAAGCAACTAGCAAATTGACGCAGTCTATTGTATCCGCACCACGTCAGAAGACAGCTGATGAAATAAGGAGCGGAATAGCGGAGTGTGTAGAAGGACACTTCTCTTATGACGGCCGGTCGGTCGAACAGCAACAACTGATTCAGCAAATAGTTACATTCATTAAACAAGTGGAGTTTACATGCTAATAGACAAGAGGCTTAGTCTACTGACCGCGCAACACGAAGACTCAATTGCTAACATTAAACGTATGCTGTCTGCAACGGAAGAGTATGAGCAACCGTTTATAAGGCTAATCACGTACATTCTGGAATCTGAAGATAATCCCTACAGCTTTCTTCCTGATGGTTGGGGAGGTAGTCTCAACACAAGCAGCGGAACTGAGTGTTTACTGAATCATATCCATCACGCTATGGTAGATGACGGTGACATTTGCTTCGTGAAGTACAACAATGATGTTCGCATTAGCTTTACTGACAGATACGAGCAACCATCAGAAGCCAACCTGCATTTATTCCTCGGCCTGTCTGCTGTAGATGTACTCAAAAGATTTGGAAAGTTAGAGCAGGCTGTGCAAGGATTTAAGTTTTTGTCATCGTCGGATGAGTTTATAGAGGAACACAAATGTTCCTCTTATGCTTTCTTTAAGCGGTGCTACATAACGGACGCCGCCCGTCACGGTGTGCCGTTTGCAAATAATCACTACGTTAACCACCGTTTTTGGTCTCAAGACCTACATGAACAGTTCAAACAAGATATATCCACCCTCATAGCAAAGTATCAAGCCATTGGGATGGTTTTACGGGATTAACCAGATGTGCTCATAAATATTCTCTATCCAGTCGCACTTCTTGCGGCGCGCTAAATAGGGAGTAAAAACATGAGCACAATATTAGACCTGGGGATTCCTGGTGTGGGTAGCGGGATCTTGCAGCCACGTCAAAAGAACAGGTTTCGCCTAACTTTTGCTAATATGGGTGGCGGGGTAGATTCACAGCCTGTATCAATGCAAGTTGTTCAGGCCAGTCGTCCAAAAATCACATACGAAAAAATTGAGTTGCATAGGTATACAGGCAAAGCAATGATTGCCGGTAAATATTCATTCGACCCCATGAATATCGTTCTACAGGATGATGTTAGAGGAACAGCGACCACCGTTCTGCAAGCACAACAACAGAAGCAACAATGGCTAATTGGCGCTGAAGGTCAGTGGTTAGGCGCAGCGGGTGAAGCATCGTTGTTTAAGTTTGTTGCATATTTAGACATGTTGGACGGAAAGCAGCAAGTTACAGAAACTTGGACTATGGAAGGTTGTTGGCTGGAAGCAGTTGATTATGGTGAAATGACGTATGACTCTGCGGATCCCGTGACCATCACGTTGACCATGAGTTTTGACATGGCACGCCAATCGATTGGTGGATATGACCAAGGTCAAGGGTTAGCAACAGGTGGTGTAGGGTCTTAACATTATCACACTCAAAGAAAAGTCGCCTAGGCGACTTTTCTTTTATGCATAAATAGGTCATCAGGAACAACACCATGGCAGATCCACGAACTTTTACTGTTGCGCAGACCGATTCATCAGCTACGGGTGGCAATAGCGGTACATCAGATAGGAGCAAGTTTTTCAGCTCACTGGGTAAAGTAGGTGATGTTCAAGCACTGAATGACATCGGTGGTGGTAAGATAGGTAGCGGATTACGCACATTAGCGAGTGTATCGGATTCTATCCGCACAGGTTGCGGCTCATTGCCAACCACGATTGGATCATCTATTGAAAGAGGTGCTGATTGGGTACTTGAACAGACTGGGATTGCTTCCACAGTTGTCACAGCACTGCAACCGTTTCACCCCGAGGTGGCCAATCAAGCATACGGACAAGCTAAGCAGATTTACAATCATGTTAAGCAAGGTAGCTTTAGCGCGTCTATGATACCGAATTACATTCAAGATTTTCAGAATCTTGAACGGCTGGGTAGAGGGTTATATACCTCCAACACACCAGATTCGGTTAGCTCAACAGCTCCCCACCGCCAAGCTTCCCCGTATGCTATAGACTTGCTGGCACGCGCCCCTAAGTATAAGTTTTTGTTTGTGGTGCAGTTTATTCCTAACGCTGGATATAGTGGACTGGGAAATGCATTAGGTCCACTGGACATGGCTTTTGCAGTTAAAAAGAGCTCACGGCCTGAGTGGAAAGAAACGGTTGAAGATGTTAACTTCTATAACTACAGATCTAAGGTAGCCACCAAAACAGAGTTTTCTGAAATGACTATGTCTTTTCATGACGACATTTTGAATATGGCTACAGGATTTTACACAGCATATATGAGGGCATCCACCCCTATAACCAATCTATATGATGTATCACAGGACATGCTGGAAGAGCTCAGTATGGGGTTTGACGACGGTGTCTATACTAAAGACGACACCTACGGAATAACCATTAGTGACTATGCATCATCCAAGGGTCTACTAGCGAATGACGAAAAAACCATATTTAAGGAAATTCGGTTGTATCACGTATACAACAGCGGCAATAAGGTGACAATATATCACTTCTATAACCCTAGAATAACTAATATGTCACTGGACGATCTTGACATGTCAGTGGGGTCTGAAGGATCAGAACTGAATTTGTCTTTCGTATACGATCATTTGCACGTCAGTCCTGACCTTAACTTTAAGGACGTAGACATATCAGGCACGCAACGTGGCGCAATGTATCCGCTACGGTACAACGACGGTAAAGCAACATCTGCACCAAGTGGAGCACTTAACCCTTATAGTGTTACTCCTGTTAAACCGACAGACAACTGTAACCCTCTCAATACTACCAATACCAACAATAAAACAGGTGGTGGGTTGGGGGCATCTACAGATTCATCTAATCTAAGCAGATCATTTAGCAATCCATTGGGGTTAGCATGAGATTAGATGAGATAGCACAACAACCAGCTTTTGATAAACAAGCAATATTAGAAGAGCTAGCAAAGCTGAAGATTGAGTCAACAAGCACGATCAATGCTGACGGATCTGTTGATGTCAACGGGAACGTAAAGATACCAAAAGCATGCAAACACATTCCTGTACAATTCAGGAATGTTAGTGGTCACTTCATGTGTAACAATACAAGGATTACTTCACTCCAAGGAGTGCCACAGCAAGTTGGTAGCGATTTCTTTTGCCACGGTACACAAATCACATCGCTTCAATATGCACCTCAATCGGTAGGTGGCGATTTCTTTTGCCACGGTACACAAATCACATCGCTTCAATATGCACCTCAATCGGTAGGTGGCGATTTCAACTGCGACAACACAAAAATCACGTCGCTTCAATATGCACCTCAACAAGTTGGTGGTTTCTATTGTTTCAACACAAAAATCACGTCGCTTCAATATGCACCACAACACGTTGGTGGCAATTTCTATTGTCACAATACAAAAATCACGTCGCTTCGATATGCGCCTCAGCAAGTTGGCGGTGATTTTTGGTGCAACGATACACAAATCGAATCACTACATAACATTTACAAAACGCACAGCGATTGGGTTATTGGTGGGAGGCTGGTGATACCCAATAACTGCACTCACCTGCTAGGGCTCGCATATCTTGAAGGGGTGAAGCAAGTTCGTTTGGGATGGACGACGCCGAACTTCACCGACGTGATTCACGATGTGTTTGAGTGGCAAGAAAAGTTATTGGAATTGGGACTGGTAGAGCAGGCACAATTATGAGATTAGATGAAATAGCACAACAACCAGCTCTTGATAAGCAGACGATATTAGCTGAACTAGCAAAACTGAACATCAAGTTCAGAAGCACAATCAATGTTGACGGATCGGTTGATGTCCAGGGAGAAGTTGTCATACCGTATGGGTACACAAAAATTCCCGTTCAATTCCGTACTGTTAGTGGTCACTTTAAGAACTGCGCACAAATCGAATCACTAAAAGGAGCGCCCTCGTATGTGGGTGGCACTTTTTGGTGTGATGGCACACCGATTCGGTCACTCTGGGGATCACCTACGTATGTAGGCGGTAGCTTTTATTGCCACAACACACAAATCAAATCTCTACGCTCTATACACAAAACACACGCCGACTGGGTGATTGACGGCAAGCTGTTGCTACCTGAAACATGCACACATCTACTCGGGCTCGCTCACATTCCTGGCGTAAAGCGGGTTCAATTGGGGCCAGACGAAAATGCCATCGATATCATTCACGATGTGTTTGAGTGGCAAGAGAAATTGTTGGATTTGGGATTGGTAGAGCAGGCACAGATATGAGTAACTCAAGGTTTGTGCAAGGCACTTTTGTCCCCAAGAACCCACAAAAATATGTCGGCGATGTCGCCAAAATCAGGTATATGTCGTCGTATGAGTTGCAGATGCATAACTTTCTTGACAATAATGATAATGTGATTCAGTGGTCTAGTGAAGAACTTGCAATTCCGTATATTAAGCCAACAGACGGCAAACTACACAAGTACTACCCCGATTACTGGGTCAAGTATATGTCCAAAGACGGAACCATCACGGAAGAGATAATCGAGGTAAAGCCGTACGCCCAGACACGAGCACCTCGCAAAAACAGCAAGAATTCTATATACGAGCAAGTTCAAGCAGCTGTTAATCTAGCAAAATGGAGCAGCTGTAAGAAGTGGTGCTCTGACCGCGGAATCAAGTTTCGAATAATCACTGAGCGCACACTATTTGCGTAAACATAACTGAAAGATCAACCATGACAATCAAACGCGTAACCCGCATAGACGAAGAATTTGCCGCACATGCTAACATAAAGCAGCAGCAACGAGCAATCACTGCAACACTAGAAAAGCTAGCCAAGACGGTTGGGAACTACCACACCAAAGCCAAGCATGACCCCGCTAAATCGGCAGAACTGGCTAGTCACTTGAGTAAAGTGGATCAGTTGCTGGGTGAAATCCATTCCGTCCTTGAAGATTGAGAGTTGGACGTGAGATTAGATGAAATAGCACAACAGCCAGCTTTTGATAAACAAGCAATATTAGCTGAACTAGCAAAGCTGAAGATTGAAAAAAGAAG